TGCTGGCGCAACTATCACCGAATCCAACACTTTCAAGGTCGTTGAAGGTGCTACCGAAATCGTAGGCGCGAAGAGCGCAACCGAAATCGAAAACGGTTTGCAGACCGGAAAGCTTATGCTTTCGATGCGTCAAGATCGTGCAATCGTTATTGAGAAAGACATCAATACGTTGCACAATTTCACCGACCATAAGAACTACGTCTTCTCGAAGAACAGAATCATCCGCTGCCTGGATGATATCGCAACGCAAGTTACGACGCTGTTCGAGAATGGCTACATCGGCAAAATCAACAACGATGAATCCGGTCGGACGCTGTTCAAAGGTGCCGTTGTCGGTTACCTGAATAGCCTGCAGGCCCAAGGCGCCATCCAGAACTTCGATTCCGCTAAGGACATTGCTGTCTTAGCGGGGAACGACATCGAGTCGGTTGTATGCGAAATCGCGGTACAGCCTGTGGATTCGATGGAGAAGCTTTACATGACAGTTGTCGTGTCTTAAGAGAGGAGGACTAAGCAATGTATCTGAAAGCTGGTGACATTATCTCTGGCCAAGAAGGCAAAGCTACAGCAACCATCAGAGGTTCTGTAGAGCTGATGGCCTACGTGAAAAACATCGAAGCTACTTTCGAGAAACAGAAGTCTGAAATCCGGGTACTCGGTCATAGAGGTACTCAGCACAAGACTACGGGTTGGTCTGGTTCGGGTTCGATGAACCTGTACTACATCACCTCTCGATTCAGAGAGCTGGCGTTGGAATACGCTAAGACAGGTGTTGATACTTCTATCGACATCACCATCGAGAACAACGACCCTACCTCGACAGTAGGAAAGCAGACCGTAGTACTCTACGGATGCAACTTCGATTCTACAATCATTGCCAAGCTCGATGTTGACAACACAGAGCTGGACGAGGACATCGATTTCACGTTTGATGATTTCGACATTCTTGACAGATTTGGCAATCCTGTAACAACCTAAGGGAGGAAACCGAAATGGCAGAAAACAAGTCTATGACGTTGACACAGTTCCTAGCGGAGAATCCGGTGAACGATATCACCGCAGACGTGTACGTCTCTAAAAGATTTCAGGATGCAGGTTTTGCATTTAAGATTCGCGCGATGTCCGGACAGGAGTTCAGTGCTTATCAGAAGCAGGCAACTGCTGTAGGTCGTCACAAGAAGGTCAACTTTGACTCTTCGTTGTTCAATGAGCTCGTTGTGCTTAACCACACGGTTGAGCCTAACTTCAAGGACGCAAACATGCTTGCACAGTGTGGCTGTGCAACTCCTGAGCAGTTCTTGTATTCGAGACTGAAGGCCGGCGAAATCGTTGACCTTGCAAACAAAATTTCTGCGCTGTCTGGCTTTGACGTAGAGCAGAGCGAGCTGGTTGAAGAGGTAAAAAACTCCTAAAGGAGAAAGATGGAGAGACTTGGTATGCATACTTTTGCATGCACAAGCTCCATTGGACTCCTTGGGCATTTACCGAACTGTCGATGAGACAGAAAGCCGTTGTAATTGCTTTCATCGATCAACGGCTTGCAGATGAAAAGGCCGAAAAGGCCAAGATGAAAAAACCAAGCGCTCGTAGGAAAGGAGGAAGGCACTAATGGCTACCGTAAGACAAACGCTTGCATTGCAAGACAGAATGTCGCCAGTACTTTCCAAAATCATATCCTCGATGCAATCTACCATCAACGTGATGGAGCAGATGAACACTGCCGCTGGAAGGGGTATCAATCCTGCACAGTTTGCAAGAGCGCGTGCTGAAATTCGTGGAGCTGAAGACGCTTTGAACGACTTGCGATTTGCCGAAACTCGACTGGAAGGCCCTACCGAAAATGTTCGGAAGGGCTTTTCTGGTTGGCAAGCCGCAATCGTAACTGCGAACCAAGCTGTTCAACTGTTGCGTTCTGGCATTCAGGGCGTTGGAACTGCTGCAGGCTTCTTTGACTCACTGTCATCTACAAGCTCCCGAGTGAAGCTTGTCAACGACGAGCTTCAAACGCAGCAGCAACTGCAACAGAAAATCTTCGAAAGCGCTCAACGAAGCAGAGCCAACTATCAAGAGACCGCTTCCGCGGTTGCGAAGTTAAACCTCCTAGCGGGGAGCACTTTTGCAAGTAACGACGAAGCAATTGCTTTTGCGGAGACGATGAACAAAGCATTCGTCATCTCCGGTGCGGATACTTCAGAGCAATCGGCTGCGATGCGACAAATGTCTCAAGCAATGGCTTCCGGAAGGTTGCAGGGTGACGAATACAACTCTATCATCGAGAATGCACCTTTGGTAGCACAAGCGATTGAGAAGTACATGGGTGTTTCTCGCGCAGAGCTTAAGGCGCTCGCATCTGAAGGCGCAATTACTTCAGATATTATCAAAGCCGCGGTATTCACAGCAAGTGACGAAATAAATGCACAGTTCGAAGAAATGCCAATGAAGTTCGGAGACCACATGACGTCGCTGAAGAATAAAGGCATACAAGCCTTGGAGCCACTCACGACGCGTTTTTCGAACTTTATGCAGTCTGACCAATTTGCAAGTTGGATGGCTACATTGGAAGTTGCTATCGGAAACCTTGTAACTTGGGTCGATGGACTCGTTGACACGATTTCAAAGCTCGGTCAATCCGCCGGAGCACAGCAGCTTGTTTCTGAACTCGGAATGCTCTTCGGTATTCTCTTAGGTCTCATTGAGCTTGCAGTAAACTTCGGTGTTGCCATCGTTGACAACTGGCAGTGGATTAGTCCTATTGTGTGGAGTATTGTTGCTGCGTTGATTGCGTATAAAACCGCACTAGGTATTGCAGCGATTGTACAAGGTGTCAAGAATGCGGTTGACTTCATTGCAGAAGTTCAAGCATATCGAAACGCAAGAGCAACTCTTGCGGATGCTTCGGCTAAAGGTACTGAAGCTGCTGCAACGGCAGCTGCCACTGTTGCCCAATCCGGATTCAACGTGGCCTTAGCTGCGTGTCCCATTACATGGATTATACTCGGGATCATTCTGATTATCGCGGCCATCTACATGATAATCGGAGTCATTAACAAGCTTACGGGTAGTACGATTAGTGCTACCGGAGTAATTCTTGGAGTACTTGCCGTCGCAGGTGCATTCGTGTGGGACTTGTTCTTAGGTATTCTTGAACTCGTAATTGGCGTATTCAACTATCTGGTGAATCCCATTATCGCTTGGGTCAACTTCTTCGCGAATGTGTTTAATGATCCTATAGGATCGGTCATCCATCTCTTTGGTGACCTAGCGGATAACGTGCTCGGCATCTTACAGAAAATCGCATCCGCTATGGATATGGTGTTCGGTTCGAATATGGCTGATACAGTTCAGGGTTGGAGAGACAGTCTCAGCTCGAAAGTTGAAATCGCCGCTAAGGAGTACGGCAATGGTGAGTACGAAAAGGTTATGAGCGCTCTCGACTTTGGCGTAGAGGACCTAGGGTTGAAGCGTATAGCTTATTCCGATGCCTGGTCAAAAGGATACTCCGCTGGAGAGTCCGTCGACGAGTCAGTCGGAAGTATCACTGACAAGCTCTTCGGAGGAGTTGATATGTCCGCCTTGGAAAAGGCAACTGGAGAAGCTTCCGGAAGCGACTTTGACCCATCCAACTACACTAACGGGAACGGCTTCAAAGTTGATGCCAGTGGTTCTGAAGTGAGCCTGTCGGATGAGGATATCAAGTACCTCAAAGACGTCGCGAAGTTGGAGTACGTAAACCAGTACACGACGCTGAGACCTACTGTACAAGCAACATTCGGTGACATTCGTGAAACCGCAGACGTAAATCAGGTGATGCAAGTGTTCGAGGACGCAATCGAAGCCGCATATTCAAGTTCATTAGGAAAGGGTTAATTATGGCAAGTGTAAACTTTTACTTCGAATATCGAAATGCTAATAGGGTGCAGTTGCCTGTTAACCCTACGAAATTGAGCGTGAAATCCCCTAGCGGAAACTCGACAGTCAACGTCGTAAATCTTGGGGACGTCAGTATCTTAAAAACTCCGGGGTTACAAGAGACCTCTATCGAGAGTTTCATCCCAGTCATAAATGCCGGGTCGTACGTTCAAGAAGGTGCTCAAGTATATGCTCCGGAGTTTTACAAAGACTTTTTCCAAGCTGTGAAGCGTCAGAAGGAACCGATAAACTTCGTCGTTACCGGATTGAACGTCAACCTGCAGATGACAGTAGAAGACTTCGAGTACTGGTGGGAAGGAAGCGATCCGGACATGCACTTTAAGGTCTCCCTAAAGGAGTACGGAAAGCACGTCGTAAAGGTTTCTGCAATTCGCACTACGCCTACTAACAACAACACTGCAAGCAACGCGTCTTCCAATAGAGCCAATGTTGCTAAGAAAGTTGCTATTGGTTCGAAGGTTCGCGTTAACGGGAGGTTGTACAAAACATCTTATGGGACTGAAGGCGGGGTTACCGAGAAGGATGCTATCCGGAAAGTCAACTCGATAAAGAAGGGTCGAAAATGCCCCTACCACGTCACTACACTCGAAGGTGGTTGGCGTGGTTGGGTGACCGAAGACTCTGTGGAGGTGATTGACTGATGGCAACCATAAGCCTCAGAGTCGCCGACAGCGAGACCTCTAGGGAGTTTAACCTTGACGAAGCAACTGCTTCTGTCACTTGGGAAACCTCCCTAGAGGAGCAACCCGGCAAGCTCTCATTTGAAGTAGTCGACGTAGATAGTGAAATGTTCTTCGAGGGAAGCAACGTTGTTCTTGCAGTCGACAACCAGAAAGTCTTTGACGGATTCGTTTTCACCCGAAAGAGAACTGAAGGTACTACAATGTCAGTTATTGCGTACGATCGGTTGCGATATTTCCAAAACAAAGACACTTACGTGTTTGAGAATCACTCCGCGGAGGAAATATTCGAAACGATTTGCAAGGATTATCAACTGCCGTATACAGCGAGACGTTTTAGCAATTATAAGACGTCACCAATCGCACACGACAACAAGGCGTTGTACTCAATCATGCAGAGAGCAATTGACGAAACCTTGATTGCAAGAGGACAGTACTTGATACTTCGAGACAACCTTGGCAAGCTGGAACTCGCGGATCTCAACGACCTCAGAACAAACGTCCTTATCGGTGACGGTAGTTTGCTCACGAACTTCAACTTTGAAAGCTCCATCGATACGGAGACTTACAACTATGTAAAGCTGGTCCAGGAGAACAAAGAAGCAAAGAAGAGAGAAGCCTATATCGCCAAAGACAGTAACACTATTTACAAATGGGGTCGGTTGCAGTATACCGAAACGGTAGACGAATCCCTGACAGAAGCTCAAATACGTGAGCGTACAGACCAGCTATTGAATTTGTACAACCGGAAGACTAAAACGTTGTCCGTAAAAGGTATCGGTGACATCTCCGTTAGAGCTGGCAATGGTGTTGTACTTTACATTCCAAAACTCGAAGATGAAGGTATCGCTCAGATGCAATACGCATACGTAACAAAATCAAGCCATACAATTTCCAAAGGAGAAATTACGATGGACTTAACGTTGGAGGTGGTCGCATGATTGGTGAAAAGCTTGTTAGCATAATGCTTGATGCCAGCAAGAATGCAGTTCCGATGTCCGAAAAGACGGACCTCCTCTACGGAAAGGTTGTGTCTGTTAACCCACTGCGGATTCAGGTTGCGAATGAGCCGCGATTGCAGCTTTCGGAAACGTTTCTGATTCTGTCTCAGCTGTGCAAAGAGATGAAAGTTACTCTTCCGGAAACGATGCAGGAGCTTGTTCTATGGACTGGATTGCAAGTTGGTGATACTGTTATAATGCTTCGAGTACTTCAAGGCAGTAAATTCTTAGTACTGCAGAAGGAGGACTAATGCTACCGCAAGGACTTAAGGTTACACTCGAAAACACTGAAGGTGAGATGCCTTCGAAAACGTACAAGTTAGACTTGGAGCACAAACGCATCTCTGGAACCATAGATGGTCAAGCGGCAATGCTTCAAGCGGTACGCAAGATCTTCGAAACCGAAAGATTTGCGTACGAAATCTACACTGCTGCCTATGGCATTGAGCTTGAAAGCTTGATGGGGCAGTCAACAGACTTCGTATCCGCAGTATTAGAGAGTCGAATCAAAGACGCTCTCTTAGCGGATGCGAGGATTTTAAGGCTTGAGGATTTCCAGATTGTCCAACCCGAAAAGGATGTTTTGGAAGTTTCAGGCACCATCATTACAACCCAAGGAAACATTGGGTTTAGAGAGGAGCTGAGATTATAAGTGCTTGGTGAAGATTTACAGAAGTACACATACGAATACCTTTTGGAATTGGCCCTCTTGAGAGTCCCGGATACGGTCGACAAGCGTGAAGGCAGTATCATCTATGACGCACTTGCGCCCGCGTGCTATGTCCTGTCGGAATTCTTCCACGAACTCTACAGGTACACTCAAGAAACTTACGCAGATACAGCTACTGGAGAGTGGTTGGACATGCGTGTTAGGGAAGCTGGTGTTACTCGAAATCCTGCTGTTGCGGCGATCAAGAAGCTGGTAGTTACCCAAGTGAATGGCTCACCGGCAACGGTACCTGTTGGAAGTCGCTTTGCAACTA